ACCAACCGCAACCGGATCAAGCGTCCAGGGCGTTTGTGATCGTGTTGCTTGCTCAACGGCAGCACTCATCGCTTGCGCTCGTGGCTGCGTCAGCGTGCCAACGTTAATCAACAAGGCACTGGCGATAGCCGCAAACTGACTGGCCTCTTCGGTTTCGATAACCATCGCTGGCGATGCGCCGAGCGCCAGCAAGGTATTGGCAGTAAAAGTTTGCACCACATCGTTGGTCATGCAGTGCACAAGAGGGGAATGTTGGTGAAAAAGGTGTAACGCGTGCGCAGATTGCGCTGAACTCAGCAGGTCGACTTGCATAGTTTGCTCCTGCCATAACGTGAAGAAGCAATGACCTGGTGGTCCGTGACTTCCCTACGCTGGCATTATCCAGATCAGGTGATACGGGTATTTCTTACTAATTTTTGTTATCAGTTGATAATTAATAAGTTTTTAAGCATATAAGAATTAAAAACCTCAAAAATGACCACACAACTGACCACACATTTCGTTGAAGCCCTACGAACAACGACGAACAATAACAAACAAAAGGGAAATTTGCTGGCAGTTTTGCTTAACCGTTATCATTTTTCGGCTATCCGCTATGAAGCTGGTGGATGATCACGGATAATCCGTTATGTGGATCCCCATATCGGCATCAGGCCCACCAGCGTGAAGCGTTTTTCATTTTTCGCGGGTATAAAAAATCGATGGGGCGGGCAGTCCTGAAGACGTCAGGGTACAGAGATTTGACCCGCCCCTCCCTGTGCATGAGCACAATAAGTAACCGAAGGCGGAATTCCGCCCTCGGTACTTACATATGAGAAACGATATTTCTTCCACCGATACCCTTTATTTGGGTATCGCGAGTAAGCCCCAAAATCTGGGTGTTACTCTTACTACCCAAACTACGGGTAGTTTCCGTAGTTTCATGGTCGAGTTGCAAATCTGCAACTCACCCACCAGCCAACGCAATTTTGCGTTATCGGGAATATCAGCAAGTTACCGCCGCAGTCGTTCCGGCTTCTTCCACTGGTAAGTATTTTTCGCGCTCTCCCTCCGTTGTTGAGAACGGCGACGGTATGCCAGCAACTCAAGGACTCTGGTTCGTATGTTGCGCATATCCACGCCGTTAAGCTCAATACCGTCACGGCGCATCACCTCAGCCACCACACGCGCGTAATTTTCAGCGGTGACTGTATCCGGCTGCGCGGCCTGTTCGTCAGCCAACTGGCTAATTCCACCAGCACAGCGGATTAATCGCAGTATTTCAGATTCGGTCATTATCATGCCTGTTTTGCGACCTCATTCACTACGTCATTTTTTACCATCCGGCTGATAATCAGATTACACAAATCGTCAATAATTGACTGCACTCTGTTTACTGCCATCGGTTTAAGCCCAGCATCACGTGCCAGAATACTGGGGAGTTTTTCCAGTTCCTCGCTTACGATTTCTCCCCATATAGCCATCTCTTTTCGCACATCATCGGCGGGTATGAGTTGCGCCGTTTCCTGTTCGAACTTGAGGCGCTCACGTTCGGACTGATACCAGGCCTTACGGTCGTGTGGCTCCATTTCTTCCAGTGATGCCGGAACGGGAAGATCAAGAAAACAGGTCAGAATGTCAGTCACCCGATAGAGTTTCAGCTTGTCATGTCCTCCGGCTGGCTGGATATTTTTCAGCCTTGCCGCCGCAGTCTGGCGACATATTCCCGCTATCGCCGCCAGCTGGTTAATGTTCAGCATCAGATTTTTCAGTTCCCGATCCATACCCGCTCCAGAATGTTTTAAACATGCATCTTGCAAATATCTTTTAAAAAAGGTCAAAAAACGCGCTGTATGTTGAACGCAAAATAAGCAAAATTAACATACCAAAAATAAAAGCACTTAAAATTCAATATGATAGAAAGATGATGATGACGAATGAAAATGCAAAAACCAGCCTTTTTCCGCGCCGCTCCCGCCCCGTGGCAGACCACCCCACCGGGAGGACCCGTAAAAAAAGGCGGCTATCGCCGCCCTTGTTGTCATGCTCCACTCGATTTCAGTAATCCGCGATAGTCGAGGGCCGCGACACCTGCATCTATGCGCACCTTCCAGGCGACGCCATCAACAGTAAAGCCCTCCTGCTCCTCAAGATATGGCGTATCAATACCATCAAGATAAGCGACCTCTATCGTGTCCATACCCTTTGCCGCTGCCACATACCACTCCTTGTTATTGGCTTTATCAAGACGTGGCTCAACGATTACCTCCGCCATATCTTTCACCACGTTAATGATGCCGGGGTTCTGATTGATAGTGCCCACGCCATCAACCGGAAAGAGTGATGACGATGACAGAATGGCGCGATGTGCGGCAGACTCCAGCGCGGCGGGGACCAGGACAAATGCAGGGGTAATATTCAGCGAATCGCCGTTAGCGTCTTCCTGGAGGCGCATCAGCTTACGGGCTTCGTTAAGCCCCTCCATGTCCATATCCTTCGCAATAAGATTTTTATGATCGGCATGGAATAACGCTTTACCATCCGTAAACTTGCCGTTGCTGGTTAACAGGAGATAAACCAGATTGCCAACTGTTCTGGCAGCTGCGCGTCCCATCGCCATGGGGATTGTAGTTAACTGGGTCAGGTCATCGTTGATAATGGCCTGACGGGTAACGGAAAATATATTCCCGTACGTGGCCAGCGCAATAGGTACACCTTTATCGCTGGTGGTGATGTATTTATATTCCGCACCTTCCGGTACTTTATCCAGCTTTGAAAAACCATTCAGACCAACGCGCTTTGCTTCATGAAAGTTTGAAAGCGAACCGGTACGCGTCCATTTCTGGAACGTTTCGCCGCTGTCCTGCCAGCCTTTCAGTACAGATTTTTCAGCCCCACCAGCCAGAATATGAGAAAAATCACTGCTGCTGTGTGTAAAAGCCGCATTAACAACCTGCGAGCGATTAATAAAACCGCTCACAGTGATACCACGATCAACCAGTGATGCCTGGGCCATTTCAAAAAGACTCATCATCGCGTAAGGGTTGCCTCGTTCAGGCCGTTCATACCCAAGACGGGAATAAAGCCCCTGACGAATTGCATCACCTGTTATGTTTCCGTTTCCAGCATAGATATGAGGCGGGGTATTTTTATTGGATGGCGTGGACTCGCGCCCCAGCTCGTTCAACAGCTTTTCACGGGCCATTTCCGGTGTACATGATGCATCTTCCAGACACGCCATTTTGATCCCGTCGTAACGACTGCCGAACAGGCTAAACACTTCACTTATTCCATTGATGCGCTTCTGTTCATTACCAGCAATATTTGCCGCTCCCTGTGGCGGTGTAATCATTCCTTTAATGGTTTCCGGCATATGTAAAAAATCTCCTGTGCGTTTCGATTCAATTCGCGCCATTGCTCTGACGGATGGCAACAATTCATCAGCAAAACCGTGCTTAAGGCATTCTTTCCCATCCATCCAGGTTTCATCCTCCAGCATGGCGGTAATTTCCTGTGCTGATTTGCCCGTTTTTCTGGCATAAGCAGGGATTAACACGGTTTCCACCTTATCCAGCAAATCAGCATAATCACGCATATCGCCAGCATTTCCGCCAGAGATCCCCCACGGTTTATGGATCATCATCATGGCGTTCTCCGGCATCACTACACGATCGCCAGCCATTGCGACCACCGAAGCCATTGAAGCCGCAACACCATCGATATAAACCGTAATGTCTGCCGGATGATTCCGTAGCAGGTTATAGATGGCGATGCCTTCAAACACATCACCACCTGGTGAATGGATCCTCAGATTGATATGTGAAACATCGCCAAGGGCTTTCAGGTCTTCCGCGAACTGCTTTGCAGTAACACCGAAGCCGCCAATCTCCTCATAGATAGATATATCCGCCGCTCCGCGAACATCCGCCGCCTTAATGGTGTACCAGTGATTCATTGCTCACTCTCCGATGCAAAACCACTCTGATTAAGCCAGGCGTTTACGGCATGCCTGACAATCTGCGCCACACCTGGTAATGGTTGGTCAGGATGATGATTTATATGGTCGATCCTGTACTGCTTAAGGCGCATAACGGTCTGCGCATCCAGATGAACGGAACCGCCTCTGATATCGCCTGTGTTCAGGTCATTAATACAACTCACAACAACTTCCTCTGACTGACTAAACTATACATAGTATCGATCTACAAAAGTGGTAAATAAACATATTTTTACCATAAAAATCGATTTATAATCTTTATCATGTCTTGTATCTTCTAATCACTTGCAACCACTGACACAGGAAGAGAATGGAACTTACTGATACTCAAAAAATTTTTCTGAATAATGCGGCTAAAAGATCTTTCAGAGACATGGCTGATCAAGATTATCTAACTGCTCGTATTTGCTTTAAAAACAATCTTCCTTTCCAATTTTTATGGATGTCTCAACAAGCAATTGAAAAATATATAAAATGCATTCTTATTTTTAATAGAATCCCTGTTAAAAATATTGGACATAATCTTGTTGCAGGAATTAAAAAAATTAATGATATTCCATATATTAAACTAGATCTGAGTGATAAAAGCATATATTTCATAGAGTATCTAAATGACCAAGGACCAAATAGATACTTCCAAAAAGTCATGTATACTAATGGGTTTGAAATTATTACATTAGATAGAACTGTATGGGAATTACGCAGATACTGCCGCTTACTAAATTATCAACTCAAAACCCCTAAAGGTGAGCTAATAGATATGCTAGAAGTAGAATTACGGAAAATTGAGCACTCAAGGAATGTACCGCCACATAAATATAAAATCACAGATGGTTATTTGGAAAAGCGATTAAAAGACAATAAATATAATCACGGAAACATTTTAACATGGAAGAATCTATTTTTTGGGAAGACGAAAAAGAACACAATAAAAATTGGACGCTCACAACGTATCAGTTACCCTACTCAATATATACATCCTGAAAGCTTAGAGTTATTCAATAAATTTTTCAAAACTAACTAACTTATAGCGCTTATCTATTAATCCAGCAAACCAGAAAAGTGTTTGCTGTTATGTACGTAATACTAAGCGACAAATATCCTCTTATGGCTAACTACCTGTCGGCTAAAACTTAATATTCCATGCTGTAATAAAATTTTTGTATTTTAACCCTTCACCTGTTCACCTTTTGCTATTTTCTCTTTCAATTCATAATGTTAAGGGGTGAACAGTTTCACAAAAACTATTCACCAACTGTTCACCACTGTTCACCCTTGCAGCTCAATAAACAATCAAAAAGGTGAACAGTGAATAGTTTGGTGAACAGTTCATAAATAACTGTTCACCCTATAATATAATGATATAAAAGACATTTATGACGGGGTGAACAGTGGTGAACAGTTATTCCATAAGTTTAATTTTTGCTATCGTCATTAGTGACCGATACACATGATGGCATCCAGTCTTCTGATTCCTCCGTCAGTGTCACGTTTGAACGCAAACCGTGCTTCGTTTTCCGTTTCATATACTCCCTGCCATATTCCGCCATTGCCCCCGGCATATCTTTACCGAAGCGCGTCAGTGTTACAGGTTTACCAAACCCATGTGCCCTCATATAAGCCAGATAGGCATGATAGAGATACCTGCGTGGGCTGAATGGCACAATTTCAGCATTACCCACTAACAGGCCATCACACATTACCGACGCCATGAGATAGCCGCAGAAGTCCACCAGCGAATCCCCCTCTCGCTTTATCGCCAGTGCTTCTTCAGATTTCTGCTGCTCATATAACAGGCGTCTGGCTTCGTCCTGGTCAGCAAACCGTGTAAGCAGATGGCGAATCACTACCGCCAGCTCACCTTCTATTTTTTCGGCCAGCATTGGATCACGTTCGTTCTCCGGTACAACTTCCGAAAAATTGAATATCACCCGACGACGTGAGATCCCCCCGCTGCGGTCACTGAATGACATGGCGTTATTGTTAACCGCCAGCACTACTGCCGGAATACGCGTTGAGTAGGGGGCTTTGTGTTTCGGGTCAATTGCCACCTTGTCACCGCCTGTAATAGCCTTAATCCCTGCCCCATCACCAGCGTAGCGGGTCATATCCGGCATGATAATCAGCGAAAAGCCAACCACTAACGCGCGTTCCCTTGCATCTTCCAGCGCCTTCATGCTTGCCGATACTGTGTTGGCCTTACCCGCCAGCATGGTGCAAATCTCCGCCATCACGCTTTTACCACTTCCCCCTGGACCTGTTACCTCAATGAATAACTGCCAGTCGTACCGGTTCGCCAGCACCATGAATAATGCAGCCAGTACGCGATCCGCCTTGCGGTCATTCTCAGCCACCGAACGGCGTAACCACTTCCAGAAATTCGGCGCATGTGTTGCCAGCGTTTCCCCCTCTGCTGGTGGGCTGAAAGGTAATTCACTGGCAATTAACAACCAGTCGTTTTTGTTATGCTCCCGAAAATTACCTGTTCTGGTATCAAATACCCCGTTACTGAATCCAATCAGGTTACGGGCTGTATTCCCCATTACAGGCAAACTTAACTTCATGGTATCGACCGCCGATTTAATGGCGTTCTGCGAATAGCTGATCTCCGCATCAATGAAAATCTGTGCCATAGCTCGCTGTAATTCTTTATCCTGTACTGGCTCCCATACAACGCCGTTGTAATGGTGAACAGTGTCAGAGTCAGCATGAATCGCCAGTTCACCGCCATAATGTGCCAGGAGAACTTCGCCGCGTTGACTTGCTCCCATCTGGTTAAGCGCCAGTGATGAAGCGTTATCGTCTTTTACCCGCTCTTTTTTCTTTACAGGCAGTTCAACTACCTTTTTCTTTTCCGCCAGCTCTGCCCGTTCACGTTCCAGATATTCGTGCCAGTTCTCCCGTTTCTGGCTGTGCATTCCTTCAGGATAATAATCAGCATCCCTGACACCTGCCGCTGCCAGTTCACC